CAGATTGCATGGGAATTATTGAAAGAGTTCTTACCTTTGGAATACATCGAAAAACGCAACGAAAGTGAGTTATCAATTAGGCTGCTTAACGGCTCCATGATCTCTCTCAAGGGTGCTGATAACCCAGACTCATTGCGTGGCGTTGGTCTCAACTTCATTGTGCTTGATGAGTTTGCAGATATGAAAAATACTGCATGGACTGAGGTATTACGCCCAACACTATCTGACAAAGGCGGCTCTGCTTTATTCATTGGATCACCCAAGGGACGCAATCACTTCTATGACCTATGGACTGATGGGGTGGATGGTCGAGATGAGTGGTCTAGCTTTCAGTTCACTACGCTTGATGGGGGTAACGTCCCAGAGAAAGAGATTGAGTCAGCAAAACGTGACCTTGATGAACGCACATTCAATCAGGAGTATATGGCTCAGTTTGTTAACTACTCAGGGATTATCTATTACAACTTTGAACGAGAGCAATCAGTGAAGAAATCAGAAGCGCACTCACTGATGCCGTTACATATAGGAGTAGACTTTAACATCAACCCAATGTCAGCCGTGGTGTTTATTAGAGACAAGAATGATCTTCATGCCGTAGATGAGATTGTCATACATGGGTCAAACACTGACGAAATGGCTGATGAGATTCACCACAGATACCCTAATCGTCCGATCACTATTTATCCTGATCCAGCAGCAAGGCAACGCAAGACAAGCGCAGGCGGCAAGACTGATTTATCCATACTAGAGAACGCAGGCTTTACAGTCAAAGTTAGGCCAGCACATACGCCAATCAGGGACAGGATAAACGCAGTCAACAGCAGGCTAAAAACTAAATCAGGTGATCGACATTTAATCGTTGATCCAAAATGCAAACACGTTATTAAGGGGCTTGAGAGACACACTTACAAAGAAGGAACTTCTCAGCCTGATAAAGATTCGGGGTTCGATCACATGAATGACGCTCTTGGTTATTGTGTGGATTATCTATTTCCAGTGCGTAAAGAAAGCACACAAAGAAAGCCAACTAGGTGGACATAATGGACAGTATTAGTAAAACGCATGATGTATATAATTTGAACGCCCCAAAATGGGAGTTCTTTTTGCGTTCATATATGGGAGGCAATGACTACCGAGATGGTGAATATTTGCTTAAATACATACTTGAAGATAAAACCGAATATCAAAAACGGCTAGACCTTACGCCACTGGATAACCATTGCAAAAACGTAATTAACATCTACTCATCTTTTATCTGGCGTTTACCTCCTACTCGTAACTTTGGAGACTTAGTTGAAGATCAAGCACTCAAATCGTTTTTAAAAGATGCTGATATGGACGGGAGAAGTCTTAACTCGTTTATGAGCGAGGCTCAAATGTGGTCAGGCGTTTATGGTCATGTTTGGTTAATAATGGATAAGCCTGCCGTAATTGCTAACACTCGCGCTGATGAATTGGCGCAACAGGTCAGACCTTATCTAACTTTGATCACGCCAGAAAATGTGTTTGATTGGAACTATGAGCGTTCTGCTAATGGACGTTATGAGTTGACCATGCTCAAGGTTAGGGAGTGGATAGACGATGATCGTTCTTTTTATCGCATTTGGGAAAAGGACACCATCAAAGGCTACGAAGTTATTGGTGAAGACGCTAAGTTGATCGAGAAAATGGATAACCCATTAGGGATCATTCCAGCCGTTTGCTTGTATGGCAATCGCTCACCTATTCGCGGAATCGGTCACTCTGATATTACCGATGTAGCGTATATGCAACGGGCAATCTATAACGAGCTTTCTGAGATCGAGCAGTTAATCCGTATAAGCAATCATCCTAGCTTAGTTAAATCGGTTGATACTGATGCAGGGGCAGGCGCAGGCAGCGTGATTGAAGTCTCTGATACTGACTCGATCAAGCCTTATTTACTCCAACCTAGTGGCGGCAACTTAGACGCAATCCGAGCCAGCATAACTGACAAGGTTGAAGCCATTAACCGAATGACGCATATGGGCGCAGTTAGGGCCACAGACGCACAAACTAAATCAGGCGTGGCATTGCAAACCGAGTTCCAATTACTTAACGCCAAGCTGTCTGAAAAAGCTGACTTATTAGAGTTGGCAGAGGAGCAATTATGGAACCTGTTTGCTATGTGGCAGGGAATCACCTCAGAAATTATGGTTGATTACCCTGATACCTTTGATCTAAGAGACTACGGCACTGAGCTTGAGTTCTTACAACGCGCCAAGGCTTCTGGGGTTAACAGCCCCACCTTTAAAAAGGGCGTTGACAAGGCCATTGCAGAGCTAGTATTGAGTGATGATGATTTAGCTCAAGCGACCATGGAAATAGAAGAGGCTAAGACTATGGGCGAGTTTGAAGACGCTCAAATCTACAAGTATCACATCGACTCAGGCGTAGTTAGTAAAAATGAGGTTCGTAGCGATCTTGGTTTGGAAGCCGTATCAGGCGGTGACTCGCCTATTGAAATGATCCAACCTTCACAGCAGTCAGGTGGCGAATGAGTCAAGCGGCTTTAGCTCACGCCAATAATTTAACGGCCCTTGCTCAGTCACATGGGAGGCTTATTGATGAGGCTTTGATGAGTCTTGAGCTTGAGGTGGCAAAGTTAATTGATGGACTGCCTACCCAAGCTGGCGCACTCAATGACCTGTCAGCCGCTATTGATGTTCGTAGGGGTTTGCGTGAGGCAATCGAGGCTCAATTACTTTTGCCTTATAACGACATTGTGGACTCTCTGGATGAGGTGGTCGCAGGGGTCGCCAGCCAATATCAAGCCCAGTTAGTTGGCGGCATATTGCCCTCAAATCAGGCATCCGTTATTGCTGAATTAAAGCGGTTAACCTTTAGTGGGTTTGAGGATATTGCTAACTCTCACTTAGACACTATGGCACGATTAGTTTATCAATCGACTTTAGTAGGTGAGGCTTCAACTGATCTTGTGCAGCGTATTAGGCACTCAATCAATGGGGTTTATATCAGAGCCAATTCAGATGAGATCAATGACCTTGTTGAGTTTGTTAGGGATAACAAAGACGATCCAGCCAAGGTCGAGGCAGTTGATCAAGCGATTAGCAGGCTTCAAAGGGAGTACGCTTCTGATCGAGCAGGGCAAAACTTAAAGCGATATGTCGGGGTTTATTCCCATGATTCGTTAATGCAGTTCTCTGCAAACATTAACTACTCAGTGGCAAAAGAGCTAGGTGCTGATAAGTGGGTTTACTTTGGCGCGTTAGTTGAGGACAGCCGCCCCTTCTGCCAGAAATACAAAGATCAAGTTTTGACCACAGATCAGATTAATGAAATATGGGCTAACGAGACTTGGGCGGGTAAAGCGTCAGGCAATCCATTCACAGTGCGCGGTGGTTATCGCTGCCAGCACCATTTTAGAGCAACCTTTGATGACTGATCTGAAATTTGATGACCCAAAAGTAGCTGAAAGGTATAACGAGGCGGTTAATGATTACACTGATTTATTCGGTGAACACCCGCCAACGATTGAAGCCCCGATACACTGGGATAGTTTAGAGTGGCTTGAATTAGTAGAAGATTGCATTTCAGACGGAGTGCCTATGGATTTTAAACAGGGGAGTATTTTATGAGTGAAGTAGCAGAAGTAATTGAACCAACATCTAGTGCAAATGAACCAGAAAAGACCTTAACTCAGGCCGAAGTAGACAAGATTGTCGCAGATCGTGTGGGCCGTGAGCGCAGAAAGTTTGAGAAGAAATACGATGGGGTCGATGTAGACCAATTCCAAAAGTGGCAGGAGCAACAAGCCAATGCAGAAGAAGAGCAAGCAAAAGCTAAAGGTGAGTTTGAAAAAGTCATCAAGCTACAAGCCGAAAAGAAAGACGCGGAAATAGCAAGGCTGAGTAAATTAGTCACTAATAACGAGGTTGATGGGGCATTGTTAAGGGCCGCAGAATCAGGAAGCGCAATAGCTCCTACTCAAGTCACTGAGCTATTAAAAGGCAAAGTGAGACTAAACAGCGAAGGAAGGGCAGAAGTTCTGGATAACGATGGAACAACGCTATATGGTGACACTGGTGAACCATTAACAGTCAAACAATTAGTTAATGAATTCCTTACGACAAACCCGCATTTTGTCAAAGCCTCTTCTGGTGGCACTGGCTCAAGTGGGAATGTTGGTGGCAATACACAGAAGCCTAAATCTGTGGGTGATATGTCCAGCAAAGAATACGCTGAACATAGAAAAATGATAGGTCGCGGCAATAATGTCGGTGGCTACATCAAACCCATTTCGTAAGGTTTTCTGTTTAAGTTGCCTTGCGTTTGTTTTTAAATAACGTGAGGC